GGTAGGGATTGGTGATACCAGCCCTTCATACGCTCTTGATGTCAATACTACTGGCAGATTTACTACCGATCTTATAGTTGGCGGAAACCTAACAGTAGGTGACGGTGGTGCAGAGGATCAGAAGGTTGTTTTTGACGGCAACGCCCAAGACTATTATGTTGGTCTTGATGACACGAATGATAATCTGGTTGTAGGTTTGGGTTCAGCAGTTGGCACAACTCCTGCAATATCTATCAACTCAGACAGAGATGTCACCATCTCCGATGGCGCAATTGACTTTGATGTTGCTTCACACGACACATCCAACGGGCTAAAACTTGGTGGAACACTGGTTACATCTACTGCTGCTGAACTAAATTTACTTGATGGAAAGAGTGCGGTTGGAGATGCTAGTGGGCCGGGTTCAGCCACAGATAATGCTATCGCAAGATTTGATGGAACAGGTGGTAAAACATTACAGAATAGTTCAACTACCATTGATGATAATGGCGACATAGTTGTTGGTGGAACAACGCCAACCATTACTATTGGAGATGGTGGCGCGGAGGATGCTGCATTAGTTTATGACGGTAACGCCAAAGATTTTTATGTTGCATTAGATGATACAGCAGATAAACTCGTTATTGGCGAAGGCTCAACTGTAGGCACAAATAATATTATTACCATTACTGATGATACTGTTACGATTGGAGATGGTGCAACAGTAGATACCTATCTTAACTTTGATGGCAATGCTGCTGACTTTAGAATTGGTATTGATGATGGCACTGATAAGTTAGAAATAGGCGGTGGTGTAGCGCATGGAACTGCTGCCGGTATATCAATGGACGTTAATGGCGACATGACATTAGGCGGTGGAATCGCTTGTGCAGATGAGGTTATCGGAAGACCGAGATTTACGGACTATGCTGAAACTATTAATGCTATAGGTGCAACTGGTGGCGGTACTCAAGACATTGATATTACTGCGGGCAATGTCGTTTCAGCTACGGTAGATACAAGTACCAACACCTTCACATTCAGCAACCCGTCTGCTACTGGAAAGGCTTGTTCATTCACCCTGTTTCTTACCAACGGTGGATCACAAACTGTGAACTGGCCGGGAGCAGTGGACTGGGCTGGTGGAAGCGCACCATCCCTGACATCTTCAGGTGTAGACGTTCTTACCTTTACGACTCTGGATGCAGGAACTATATGGTATGGATTCGCCGCTGGCACAGACATGAAGTGAGGATAAACGAATGGCATTAGAAACTGCATCATATATTAGCCAACTAACGGCTACAAATCCAACTACAAGCGACTCTGTAGCGCAGGGTGACGATCATATTAGGATGATTAAGGATGTTCTGAAGACTCAATTCAGCGGTCTTACAGGAACAACTGCTGTTACCGCTTCTGAAGCAGAGATGAATTATCTCGATATTGCCACGCTTGGTACGTCAGCAGATTCAAAAGTCCTTACACAGGCTTCTGGTGTCGTTACAATTGCAGGGGATGTGGTTGTAAGTGGGACTACACCAAAGGTAACCATTGGTGACGCTGGCGCAGAAGACACGATGCTTGCCTTTGATGGCAATGCTTTGGACTTCCATATTGCTCTCGATGATACAGCCGACGATTTAGTAATCGGAACCGGGACGACTGCGGGTACAGCTACTTTAATATCTGTCAACGGAGATGGATCAGAAACTAAATTCAATCAGCCAAAAATTACTTTAGGTGATGGAACGGCAGAGGATACTTATTTAGTCATAGATGGGAATGCTGTTGATTATCGGATCGGTCTTGATGACGGTACAGACAAGTTAGAAATCGGTGCAGGATCGGCACACGGAACTACTACTGCAATTGCTGTTGATTCAGCCGCTGATATGCTAATAGGTGGTTACATCAACTTCCAAGATGAACAGGCTATAAGGCCGGAGATAAAGGATTACGCTGAGACTGTAAATGCTATTGGTGGAACAGGTGGTGGCACACAAGATATTGATGTAACGGCTGGTAATGTTGTCACTGCAACCGTTGATACCAGCACAAATACTTTTACGTTTAGTAACCCATCAGCTACTGGACGCGCTTGTTCATTTACATTGATCTTAACTAACGGTGGAAGCCAAACGGTTAATTGGCCGAGTTCAGTAGATTGGGCTGGAGGTTCGGCACCATCATTAACATCAAGTGGAGTAGATATATTGACATTCACAACGGTAGATGCGGGAACCATTTGGTACGGCTTTGCTGCCGGGACGGACATGAAGTGAGGAAAATATTATGCCATTAGGAGCAAACAAAGCCGCAATTATGGGAGTGGCTGGGGTATCGACTGGAGATGTGGTTCTTCTTCATGACACGGATTACTCTAACGCATCGTCAGCGGAAATAACTTCCGGTATCACTTCAACTTATGGGGAATATATTTTCAAGTTTTACAATGTCAACCCTGCAACGGATGGTACAAAATTTAGGGTTCAGTTCAATGCCGCAGCAGGAAGTGGTTTCAATGAAACCATTACATCGACGTATTTCCGCGCTTGGCATTATGAAAATGATTCAGAGGCGCGAATTCAGTATCTAGCCGATGATGATCAAGCACAGGGAACAGCGGGTCAGGATATTACTGATGATCAGGGGAATGATGCAGATGGGTGTTCTGCTGGAACACTTCATTTGTTTAACCCTTCCTCAACAACTTATGTAAAACATTTTTATGGATATTCAGTTGTAGATACTGCAAGCGCATATCAGACCAATGTTCATTTTGCTGGTTACATAAATACGACAACAGCAATTGATGAGGTGGAATTTAAAATGTCATCAGGGAACTTCGATGGGACGATCAAAATGTGGGGAGTAAAGTAATTATGGCAATGACACTGATAGCGGATAACACTGCTGATACGACTGATCTTGCTACTGTCAGTTTTACTTCCAGTATAGACAGCACTTACAAGCTTTATATCTTTAAGTTTTATGATGTGAATCCAGCCACAGATGGTGTAACACTGTCAGTTCAGTTTAATGCTTCTAGCCAGTCTGGATATAACGAAACAATAACTTCAACTTATTTTAAGGCGGAACATAATGAGGATGATAGTGGTACGGATTTATCTTATTCAACTGGTAATGATCAGGCCCAAGGTACTGCTTTTCAAGATATAACAAGAACTCTAGGTAATGGTGGCGATGAGAGTGCCGCTGGCGAATTATTTTTATTTAATCCATCAAGCACTACATACGTTAAACATTTTTATTCACGCCTCAACGGTTACCATCAATCTGATGGGTCAAGGGATTGTTTTGTCGGTGGTTACATAAATGTGACTGCCGCAATTACTGATGTCCAGTTCAAAATGTCATCAGGCAATATGGACGGCACTATAAAAATGTACGGAGTAGGCTAATGGGTATACCAACACTAATAAAAACACTGACTGCTTCTGGTGATTCTTCACTTTCTTTTGTGGATGGTACTGCCAGCGTAACTCTTGATAGCACATATGACGAGTATATGTTTGTGTTTACGGATGTAAACCCAGCAACTGATAATGCAAATTTTCAATTCCAGACAAGCATTGATAGTGGTTCAAACTATAACGTTACTACCACAAATACATTTTTCCGAGCTACATTGTATGAAAATAATACTAACGCTAGTCTTGCATATATTGCCGATGAAGATGTGGCTCAAGGCACGGGAATGATAAATTTTGCTGGTGGAATAGGAAGCGGTGCCGATGAATCTGCTTCTGGCATATTACATTTGTTCTCACCGGCCAGTACCACTTACGTGAAACATTTTTATAGTAGATGTAATTTCTATAAGCAGGTTGATGCTACTTATTCTGATTTTGTTGCTGGATATGCAAATACAACTAGCGCGGTTGATGCAATTAAATTCAATATGAGCAGCGGAAACTTTGATGGTGTGGTCCAGATGTATGGAATTTCTTAATTATTAGGAGCAAATTAGATGGCAAGAACAAAAGTAGTCAACGGTGTAAGAATGAACCTGACACCGGAAGAAGAAACAGCACGGGATGCGGAAGAGGCTGCATGGGCAGCCGGTGCTTTTGATCGCGCAATTGCGGGATTAAGAGAAACCCGCACCAGCAAATTGGCTTCCACAGACTGGTACGCCCTTCAGGACGTAACCATGTCTGACGCAATGACAGCGTATCGTCAGGACTTGCGTGATCTTCCGGCAGGATTAACCACCGTAGCAGAAGTAGAAGCCGTTAGCTGGCCGGTCCAGCCGTAACATGGCTTTAATCCCGATTGATCAAGTCGGGCAGATGGGGATTGTCAAAGATATAAATGCTTGGCAACTACCTCTTAACGTCTGGACGGATGGCAATAATATAAGGGCAGAGCATGGGGCTATACAGAAAACCCCCGGCTATAAGGAGGTTATGGCCTCCTGTCCGGTTGCCCCATACCACATCATAAATCTAGAGGTTGGCTCGTCCAATTACTGGATCATAGGTGGTCTGGCTAAGATATACGTTCATAATGGATCGTCATGGACTGACATCACTCGATCATCCGGTGGTGATTACAGTGCTACGGCTAAAGAAGGCTGGACATCTACTGTATTAGGTGGTGTCCTGATCATGGCTAATGGGTTTGATGACCCACAATTCTGGGCATTAAGTTCCGGTGTGCCGTCCACATCCACTAAGATGGCAGACCTGAGTAATTGGCCAGCATCAACAGAAGCATATTCTGTAAGAGCGTTCCGCTCCTTCCTGATCGCCCTTAATATAAAGAAGTCTTCTGTTCCATATACCAGACTTGTAAAGTGGTCAACGGAAGCAGCCACACAAGCTGTACCCACCTCATGGGATGAAACTTCGGCAACGGTTGATGCGGGTGAGTATGAATTAGCCGACACCAGAGGTAAGATCGTAGATGGTATGTCGCTTGGCGATTCCTTTATGATCTATAAAGAGGATTCCACATACTCTATGACGTATGTTGGTACTCCCTTTATCTTTGCATTTCGTCAATTATCCCCAACTGTCGGCGCATTATCCAAGAACTGTATAGCAGAGTTCTCAGACGAGCAGGGAACAAAGCATTTCATCTTTGGTAATGGTGATATGTATGTCAATGATGGTAGACAGATTAAATCCATACTTCCACATAAGATGCGGGATTATGTATTTGGTAATATTAATGGTGATGAGTACGAGAAATCATTTGTAGTAGCAGATTACGCCAACACAGAGATTTGGGCTTGCTATGTAAGTTCTGGAAATTCTGATGCTCAATGTGATAAAGCATTAGTTTGGAATTGGGGGCCGAATAAAACATTTACAGAGCGTGATATTCCAAACTTGGGATTTGTTGGGTATGGTACTCAAGCCGATCCCACCTCTGCTGCCTCATGGAATGCTGCTACTACGACTTGGACAACAGAAACACAGAAATGGAATGAGATTACCTCATCCTCTTTCATAAGTAAGGAAGGTAAGACTCTGATAATGGTATCCCCCACAGATACAAAACTGTATAGGAATAATACCGGGAATACCTCAGACGGTACTAATATGACTTCCTACATTGAAAGAACCGGATTGACAATGGATTCACAGGGCCAACCTAATCAAGCAATGGTTAAACACGTTACGTCAGTATGGCCTAAGATGTCTGTATCTGGTTCTACTACTGTGAATGTTTATGTAGGCAGTCAGATGTCTACTGAAGAATCAGTGTCATGGGAAGGCCCATATACCTTTAATCCTGATTCACAATCAAAAGTTCCTGTCAGAGTAACCGGAAAATATATCGGTGTGAAATTTGAATCCACCGGAGATCAAACATGGAGATTGGACGGCTATTCTCTGGATGTAAGTAATGCAGGGATTAGAGGCTCCAAGATGAATTGATGGCTACCTATACCGATAGGGTAGAAAAGTCTGTAACTCATTATGAACCCGGCCCCTTACCGTCTGATACAGAATCTTTAGGCTTATACACTGTTGAGGAATTGAAGCGTCTTGGTAATGTGCTTTTAAACCAAGCCACCTTCAGGCTGGAAAGAACCAATGTAGTACCAGATAAACCCAGACCGGGTGATATTAGGTATTTTGATGGTACAAATGCAGACCCTGTAGGTAATGGTATTGAGG